GATACCAGATGATCGCCCAGCTCGCTGCTGTGGACTTGCCTACGCCATGACCTGACCTGACTGAGATTCTGCGGTTGCCCTTTGCGATGTGCATTAGGAATGTCTCTTGCCAAGTGTCGGGGTTGGCTTTTAAGACTTCCTTGACGAAGAGCACGGGGTTGTTCTTGTAGCGGATGGTGAACGCAACAAAGGGATTCTTGCTGAGTTCGTCTTCCCTCTTGTCTTGGATGCGTTCTATCTTTGCCACCACATCGGGGTGTAGTTTCTTTTTTTCTTGTGGAATTGATTTTGTCGTCATGGGGGAATTGTGCCTTGATTTTTTTTATTTTTTTTAGGGGAAGAGTGGTGCTGTGGGGAGGGGTAGTGGGGGGGGTGTTAAGTCGATAACTGTCGGGGTGCAGTTTCAGCCCGCCCCGTCGCGCAGATCGAAGGGGGGGGTAAACCCGAATCAGTCAGGCAGAATCGGTTAGTAAGTGACCACTCTTCTAGCAGAGCGCATGAATCCTACACATCCGCATATCGTCGTATTTGTCTGCTTTACACTATGTTCATTATGTAAAGTTATTTTGCTGTTATCCACAGGTTTGTAAGCATAAATGTGGATAACTCTGCCAGTTTCCACGCAACTGTGGACAACTAGGACAACTTCGCGCTGTTTTCTGTGGATATGTCCTCGACCACCTCAATGCGTCGCAATGCGTCCAGCCTCATGCCAGACAGGTTGACTTGGACGCTTGGCATCTTGTTCTGCGCGTATGCAGCAGGATTCCAGCGTTCTGCGACCCATTGGCGCGTCTGTACGCGCAGACGCGCCTTCTGCACCTCTTCCACATCGGTCTCGTCGGCAATTAGGATGCTCTCCGCGACCATATCATCTGCTGCCTTCGCGCGCGCACGCGAGGCAAGGCCTTCATTATCGGGTGAATTCAGCCATTCTTCAAGTGCAACACGCCCAACACCAAGCGCGTAACAGATGCGAGCAATCGGTTGTCCAGCCTCAAGCATTGAGACGATGTGTTCGCGTGGCATCAAGTCGAGTGTTGCCATGTCTGCTTTTCGTTTTGGTCTTCCAGCCATTTAAAAGACCTCCAAGCGCTTAAAACCACTTACCCACCACAAAGTATCAACTCGCATCTAAATCTCCTCTAAAGCCCTGTTAGCCCTATTTTTGCTCATCTTGCTGGTATCGAACACCTTTGGCAACGACGAAGCCTCCAACTCATCCGACTTGACATCATCAAAGCCTGACGCACCACCCATCGGAAACTCCTTCGCATCCTTGTCCAACCTGACCATTGCTGCACAAGGCATCAAAGCCTTAATCTTCATCGTGTCCTTGATGACTGGTGACTCCATGATCAACTCCAGCTCTTCCATCGTCCAGATGTGACGATTCTGGACATCTGGTCTGAATTGCTGGTACAGCGTCGCGTCGTGATGATTCCCAACGACCACCATCACCGACCCGTCCTTCATCTCATGCTCAACTGCTGTGATGTCTGGCATCTCAGGCACACCGTTCTCAACCGCCCAAGTCTCCAACGCACCGTAAGCCTTGATCATTCCACCGACAGCACGATCGAGCTTCACCTCGTCTCTGGACACCGAAGCCTCGAACACTCGTTCAGCCTGTCGCCACACCTTGATCCGAAACTCTGAGTCCACCAACTCAATCAACCTGTTGATGCCCCAACGCTTTTCGTGCTCACGCTTGACCACAGACAGCTCAACTAACCTCGAATTCATAAATACCTCAAAAGTATTCATCGGGAATTCTGGTTGCTTTAACCCTTTAACCACACTACCAATTCGTTTCTTAACCACGGACAACTCCTTTTTTTAAAAACTACCAAATCGGACGCATTGCCAAGGGGACAGGTGGTGTGTATTACATACACACACACCCCATCTGTCCACCTTTTTGGCATGGACAAATGGATTTTGTGATGTCCACCCATTTGTCCTCGATATGTCCATTTGTCCCTACCTACTTTTTGATCTGCACAACCACCGAATTAGATGATTTTGCGCCATCATCATCCGCATAGACAGCCCAGCACAAGTCACCATAAATGATTACTTTTTGCAAATCAGCAAGATCAGCCTTGACGCGATACCAAGCCTTTTTTAGCGTATCTGGCATGACATCGCTGCCCATGCGCTTCTTGAATTCGTCTCTCCATTGATCAATCTTTATGCACTTATTGCGCATTCCATCGACCACCTGCATCTCGCCATACTTCTTAATGGCGTCATGCAGACAGGACAACGCCAGTCGTTGATTCATTCCAGCGCCTGTCCTGTTTGGTGGTGCTGATTGGCTAATGCGATCGGTGTCCATGTCTTCGTCTGCCTCCACCGCAAGGCTTGAGTCTCCTGACTCGAAGTCCACTACACCGCCAGAAGTTGAGCTAACCTCAACCATTCTGAACCCTATGCGCTGCCCGTCTTCCCCATCCTTTTGCTTGCTGATGTGCAGTATTCCCTTTGGCGGTTGAGCGCCTTCTATCCTGATGATCTCTAGTTCTGTGTCGACAGCGCCTAGCAGGGATGAGTGACCCCTGAGTCCTTTGGTTGCGTCCTTACCAGCGTGGTGCACTACTAAGAGTGAGCACTCATACTTGCCTTGGATAGCGCCAGCAGCCGTTATGAATGCACCCATGTCCTCACTTGCGTTCTCATTACCACCGCCAAATGCTCTGGCTAAGGTGTCAATGATGATCATCTCGAAGTGAATCTCGTGGATTGCTTTGAGGTCATCAATGGCTGCCACCAAGTCCTTGAGGTCTGTCTGGCTAGAGCGCAGGTTGACTTGTCGTCTCAGGAAGTAAACAGGCGTTCCTTCTGGCGTGCCGTGGTGAATCTTGAGCGCCTTGATCCTTGTGCCGATACCGCCATGACCCTCACCTGCGATGTACAAGACTGCACCTTGTTTGCTGATCTGGTTGCCGAGGAATGGTCTTCCTGTTGCGATGCACTCGGCAATGTCGAGTGCGACGAAGCTCTTAAACGAGGCAGGAGGTGCGTACAGAGCAACGAATGAGCGTTGCGGTATGACTCCTTGGATTAACCACTCGACAGGTTCATCCTCGATGTCGTCCCACGCTTCGAGCTTGAATCCTTCCCTGACTGGCGTGACCGCGGGAAGTTCAAGTTCTTGTTTTTCTTCGGGTTGAGCGTATTCTGTCAACCTTGCAGGTGTCGTTACATCTAGTTCACTCACGACTGCTTGCGTGGCTTTTGTCAGGTCAACCAGCCTGTCCTTGTCTCCGCCATACTTGTAAACAAACTCGTATGCGTCTTCCTTGATCTCTTGCAACCCAAGGTCAACCACTCGGATACTTTTTGTAACCGACTTGAGAGCTGCAACCGCCTTCCTTGCGTACTCCCAGCCGACCGTGTCGTTGTCAGGGACTATCGCAATGGTGAGTCCGACTAGGTGCTTGACCACATCTTCGGGGAAGCTGCTTGCACCGTTGTGCGTGCAGGTTGCCACCACGCCTAAAGACTTGAGAGCGTCTGCTGCCTTCTCGCCTTCGCACAAGAAGACTGTTCTGCCTGTCTTGCGTGCAAAGTCCACCTCTGGTAAGTTGTACGGGACTATGTTCGCACCCGTCATAGATGCGTGCCGTCTGCCGTTCTCGTCGACCCTGTACTGCTTGTATGTCTTTCCTTTGGAGTCAAAGGTCTTGTATCTCTGCTTGATGTGCTGGACGACCCCATCCTCATCTGTGTAGTGCCATTCCTGTTCGAGCACAGGTTCTTGCTGTTTCGGTAACGGCTTGATCTGGGTGAGGAAGTCTGTCGGATTGGGGAAGTCTGGCAGCAACCCAAAGTCCTTCACCGCGTTGAAGACAGACTCCTGACTGCACCCACTAAAGCACTTAAACAACGGCTTGCCTTCGTCTGTCTCTGACACGCAAAGACTTGGATTCCTGTCCCCGTTGCCTTGACCGTGACTGCTGACAGGACAGCTCGCCATCCATTGCCCGTTCACCTTCTTTGCGTTGCCAAGCGCTTGCGCTATTTGTTCGGCTTGCATTTGTAGTTTCTTTCTAAATTTGTTTTGTTAAGACTCGCCATGCTGTGGCTGCGCAAAAGGGAACTTGAGCGTTTCCAATGGCTTTAAGTCGGTCCACCCTATTGGGAATCCCATCAACCATTCGTACAGGTTCGGGTTGATTGAATGCGGAATGTGTGTCCCATTCTTGATTGCATTCTTGTATGCCCCAGAACCCCCGACATTGCCTCCCCCGCTTGGAGTCGTTGGCGTAGGCCACAACCCAGATTCTGTCGCGTCTGTGTTTTGCTCCAACATCGTCAGCTCCCAACACTCCCCAGTTCGCATCGAACCCCATCGAGGCAAGGTCGCACAATACTCTGTCGAGTCCTCGAATAGTGAGCATTGATGAGTTCTCAATGAATGCGTATCTGGGTCGTACTTCGCAAATGATGCGCGCCATTTCTCCCCAGAGTCCTGATCGTTCTCCTTCAAGTCCTGCGCCTTTTCCTGCTGCTGATATGTCCTGACAAGGAAATCCTCCTGTGACGACTTGGACCTTTCCCCGCCAAGGCTTTCCATCAAATGTTCTGATGTCGTCCCAGATAGGGAATCTAGGTAAGAGTCCATCAGCTTGCCGTTGCAGTAAAACTCTGCGTGGGTAGTCTTCGATTTCAACGGCGGCAACAGTTCTCCATCCGAGCAAATGTCCTCCAAGGATTCCCCCTCCAGCGCCCGCAAATAATGCCAACTCATTCATGCTTCTCCAATTCTTCCAATCTCTGCTCCAATTCGTAGACCCTTTGAGCCAGCGCAATGAGAAGCAGCATCCAAAATTCTTCGTCGTTTTCCATAGAGGAAAAAAAACGGGACTGACCGTTAGATCAGCCCCGTCTTTCCCGTTAGTTAAAACATCTCGTCGTCTTCAATGGCAGAAGCCATAGCAGTCTTAGGCGCTGCTTTTGGTGCTGGTGCTACTGGCGCTCCCATCGTGATCTTGCCGTCACTATCAAAGCTCTGAGTGCCATCATCAACCGCGTCCATGCCAGCAGGACGATCAATCCAACTGACAACATCAAAGTTTGGAATGCGTGTAGTGCCCTTGCCGATCTTCTCTAGCGTCGAGCCTTTGTACTCAATGACTGGTAACTTGCCAGCGTTAGCTTGTTGTCCTGCCTCGATTGCCTTCCACAACTTCTCAAGTCCCATGTTAGGACCTGTACCGTTCGCGCTCCACTCAGCGAGTCCCATCTCCTTGTTGTAGAACTTGATGGAGAAACCGCGCTTGTGATCTGCACTTGGCTGTGGTCCTTTCTTTCCAAGACTTGCGTCTGGTTGCCAGTCGCGTACACCTTCTCCGAGGTGCATCCAACCAGTCTGCAACGAGTCAGTATCGACAACCATTTTCTTTGGTGTGAATTCCTCTTTGTTGCTGTTAAGCCATGCGTTAGCAGATGGCATAAAGCGAATGTAGTTACCACCGCCAGATGATGATGAGAGGTTAAGCATTTGAGCCTTTCGAGTTCAAGTTAAAAATGTTGCACATGGCAACGGTTTGGGGGAATGGATTATTGACCTAATGAGTAATCTCGCGCAAGAGTAAGACCACTAGACTCTTTGCGTGTTAGCGTATCAATTAAGTCTTTTGATTCTTTGGGTAGTAGTTTGGCTGCCTCAGATGGGCTAATTAGTTCACTAGAGACCAACTTATCTGCTGGGATACCAGCGTCGTGCAATGCGTGCTTTGCCTTATCCTCATCGATCCACTTACGGTACGCACGCTTAGGTTGCATCTGCCAGCCTTTAATTACTTCACCAGCCTCAATGCGAGTGATTGCGTGAGCACGCACAGCGTCGATGAACTTCTCTACCAATGGTGCGCGATCAAGTAAGTCCTCGATCTGCTCAGGTGTGAGCGTCACCATGATTGACTTGATGTCTTCTTTGTTGAGTTGAGTCAGATCAGGTTGAGATGCAATGACCTCAAACCCTTTATGCTGCGCAGGACAGATCGCCTTTGCTGGACACCATTGGCAACCTGACTCTGTTGGCGTGGGTTCGGTATCACCCTTCTTTATGGCTTGTATCGCTGGTGTGAGATTGTTTGCAGCCCAGTCGTTTAGTTCTTTGAAACTAATCCTGTGAGTGCGTGGTTCACCGTGATGTGGCTGGATGATCGAGAGTTCAATGTTTTGAAACTCTGTCTTTGTCAAACGCATCGCACCGATGGCGTATATCTTCATCTGGTCTGAGTCAGCGTCGACATAACCACGACCAGTCTTCAAGTCTGCAATGCAAAGTGTTGACTGCTCGTCACTCCATGCCACCACATCGGCAGTACCACCAAGCTCGATGTCCTTGTCCTTGTACACGGTGACATACTGCTCAACCTTTAGCGTGCCAAGACGCAACTCCAAATCTCTAATATGGTTCACATGAGCCTGTGCAAAGTCAGCGTTCTGCTCAGTTATCACTATGTCCTTGACGGTCTGACCGATCCAGTCATAGGGGCTTGCGTTCGTTAAGAATGCAGTCTCAGCCACCTCATGTATTGCAGTACCGATCTGCGCAGCTTCACCTGCTGGCTGGTAAGGGATGTCGGCACAAAGCCTGACAGATGCGGGGCATTGAATCCAGCGTGTAGCTGCCGATGGGCGTAGTTTGATCATTAGTTGTTTTCCTGTAAATGCAAAATTGTGTAGATGCGACCTCTAACTTCATTGGTGACTGCGTGACCGAGCTGCTCTGGATCGAGTAACTCAGAGAGCAACTCGTCTCTTAACTTGAGTTTTGTTCTGGTGTCCTCCAGCTCCTTGGTGAGCCAGACAATGTGCTCGCGCATTGCGTTGCGTTCTTCGTCGATCATTGCTTTGCTCTCAGTTCTCTTATTGCATTTGCTGCAAACTTAAAGTAGTTGTGATCTCCAGCCCTTGCTTCATGCAACTCGTCGCAGATAGCAGCACAGGCTTCTCTTTCCTTCATCACAGCATCATTAACGAGCTTCATCACCCAAGGTGACACAGCCCTGTGCCCTGCAAGTTCTTTTATCTCTTGATGGGTCATTTGTTTTCTCTTTGCTTCATCATTTGATCTGCCAAAGAATACGCATCAATAGCAATGCACTCATCTGGACAAGCAATGTAGTCAGAGCGACTAGCAAATGCTTGCATAGCCTTGGCTGCAAAGTAATCTCGTAAAGTCATTCCTTCGGAATAATCTTTTAATGGAAATGCTGATAGTTCGTCATTCATACCTTATTCACCCCGTAGTAAGCCATCATGGTTGCGTCTGCCCGACCTGAGTCCTTCACGCGACTAAACAAGTGCTGGTGCTCTGGGTGCAGTTCCATGCAACGGTGTCTGATTGCGTCTTTTCCTTTTGCGCATCCAGTAGCCTTTTGCCAGACTGCTGGGTTGATATAGGTGACGGGGACAGCAAACGACGCAAGTGCGCCTTCAATGATTCCAGCAGCTCTACCAAAGGCATACATCGAGGTTGTGCCTTGGTTTGGCATTGCGCCTGTGCGCTCGACAAATGCGTGCGTAGGGGCGAAGACCTTGATAATGCTTGCGACTCCCTGTGCAGAGACCTGTCGCTTGTTCTTGCCACCTCTGGTGACTTCCACAACAGGCATATCGACAACGCGATCAAACTTGCCGTCAATAAATAAAGAAAACGCGCCATTTGCACCTGCGTCCACCCCCATAGTTCTAATCATTCCTGACCCACTTTCAAGTCTTCGATGCGTTTCTCAATGAGCCGATCGGTTGCAGTTCTGAGCTTCTCAATGGAGGAGACCAAGGGCACAGTATGCCCAGCTACCCATCGAGACATCTGAGCCTGATCAATGCTAGCCTCACGGCATATATCTGCCATCTTGAACCCTGCTTTCTCAGCGCGTTCGATAATTTCGGTTATGTAGTTCATGGCTAGAATGTTAACTCATAATTGACGAGTTGAACAAGGCAGACAAAAAAAGGGAGGCTAAGTCCTGTCACCTAGCCCCCCTATCAAGGCAACTGCACCTCTTGCGGAGACATAAGGCACAGCCGACAGGGAAACTACACCCTGTCATGGTCTATTTTATGGCGGTAATACCCGACAAAGTTGTAGGGTCTAATAAATAGTTCTTGATGATGTAGTCAAACCTGATATGATTCACTCATCAACAACGCAACTAAGAGGTAAATATGAATCAAGCAACTCGTGACATTATGGCTTTACTCAAAATTGATGCAGATACAGCGATACAAGTTCAAAACAAAATGGGTGCATTAGGTTTTGATTTTTCTGGTTCTTCTAGAAAAGCATTTAATCGTGAAGCAAAAATCTGTTTTGAAATCATTAAAGGTTTTTAAACATGACCGAAACCCTGTACAAATTTAACTGCGAAGTGGAAGGTGTGGAACTCGACTGCCTCTTGGAGTACGAACCCGAAGAACTAAACCACGGGGAAGCGCCAGACTTCCCTGCTTGCATGAATCTGGTCAATGCCTTTTGTGGTGACATTGACATCGCTCATCTTCTTATGCAAAGCATCGTGGATCACATCTGCGAAGAAGCCCTCACAAAATTTAACTCTGAAAGCGACGAATGAAACACCAGAACTACACACAAAACCTAGAAGTAGATGGACCTTACAAGGATGACAGCATCAAGTTAGTTGACTGCGCATTCATATTCTTGGCTGGCGTATCTGTCGGTCTGATTGCAGCAATTCTTACGATGGGGTACTAATCATGTCAGTTCAAAAGAAAATTGAAGAGATGGTGCTTGGTTACTTGAAGGCTGCCGAAGGCAAAGCCAGAATCATGTCGCCACAAGACATAGCCAAACTAGTTAGCGAAGCAGCTCACAAAGGTGCAATGATGGGTTACGACGCTGGGATGCAGATGGCACGACGCGCTCACGGTAAGGAGCTGGAGATCGCAGAGCTGACAGTCAAAGAGTTGACCGAGCGCGTCAAAGAGTTAGAGATGCAAATGATTGTGCAGCAATGAGAAAGAAGTCAAAGTACAAACCCAAAGGTGTCAGACTTGATACCGTTACTTGGGTCATTAACGGTTTTAAGCCAGTCTCTGCGACTGGCAGCGCGGTACTCGATCTAAAGATAAAGAACCATAGTGCCTTGGAAGCGCTCAGGACGGGTCAGGCAAAGCGCTACGACATCGACTCCATCATCTCTGCCCTTAATGTCTCTGAAGCCCTCTCTCGCCTTGGCATTGGGCGCGAATACAAAGACGAGATAAAAGAAGGTCAGGACGCATTGCTGGAGTTATCGCGTCGCGGTATCAACCGTGAAGATAGATTCGTGGCTAAGGCTTCCGAGCTGACAGCGATCAACTATGTCATGGAACTCCACGACGCCCAGCTAGAGATCACCACCATTGCGCAACTAGAGAAGGCACTCGACATGGTTGTACTTGAGATAAAGTCACGAAGGGCGAGAGCCATTGAGGAGAAGACGGTATGAGACACGGAGTGCCAAAAGTGATTTATTTGCAAATCTGTGATGATCCTGATTGTGATGTCCCATACGATGACCATGATGGAATAACTTGGTGCAGTCACAGAATAGATAAAACAGATGTGAAATATGTTCTTGCTAAAGATAAACCACAACGCACATGGGTTGACCTAAACACCAACCAAATATTAGACATCTACCAAGAAGTTTTAAAAGAGTGGCGTGGAGGTCATCAAGTCAACGGACAAATTGAATTTGCCAAAGCAATACAAGACAAACTTAAAGAGGTCAACACATGACACGACACATAGGAATATCAGTCCCGCACCGCAAGGTTGTGGACGACGACGACATCCAGACCTACAAAAAGCCGTGGGTATCCCTCACCGAAGAGGAGATACACAAGTGTATAGCCTACGGCAAAGGAGGTTGCGAGATTGAGCAGACAGCAAGGAATATTGAGTTAAAACTGAAAGGGCTTAACTATGATTGAAAATATCCTGACCATCATCGTCTTGCTGGTGATGGGTGCTTTGATTGGACTGGCGGTTATCTTTGCAGTCCTGTACTTTGGACTAGATGACAAATGAGGTCTACCAGAATGCCAAAACTGGTTGCCCTTATCTCTCAGAAGGGTTACACCAGCAGAGAGTTGGCAGACCTCCTTCATTGCACGCTAAGGTCTAGCAGGGATATGCTGCAAAAGCTCAAGGAAGAAGGTGCTGTCCACATCCAGTCGTGGCGTAGAGCACAGGCAAACGGCTGGATAGCTGTCTGGAGGTACGGCATTGGAGTCGATGCAGACAAGCCTGAGCCTGTGAGCAATAGAGCCAGAATCAAGAAGTGCAGAGAGCGCG